GAATCGGCAGGCTACACCGTAAACATTTACGAAGAAGACCAATTCCGTGCCGGTGAAAGCTGTGCCGGAGATTGTTTGAATACTGAAGATGCTATTTGGCGTTGGTGCGTCGACATCGCCGACGGAAAAGCCACCGCCTATATTTTCAGAGCCGGACAAAGCCGTGCCGGCGACCGCATCAGTGTATACACCGACCCGATTATCGAAACAATGTTCGAAGAATTAAAACCGGCATGGACTTATTGCCGTTTTGAGTATGAAGAAGAGGTATAAAAATGGACTTAATCCAAACCCCGAGTAAGCAATTTATTGACGGCGACCGCCGTACGCCCGGTACGCCCGTGCCTGCATGGTGGTTGAATCAATTGCAAGGCGAGTTGTACAGCATTTTAAACGCGGTTGGCATTGAGCCTAACAAAGCCGACCATGCCCAAGTCTTATCAGCTATTAAAACGCTGGCCGCCGATGCTTCTCAAGTGGCCAGTATTGAGGCTTTGCGTAAATACAGCGGTGATGGTTATGTAAACGTTAACGCCTATCACCCCAATACAACAGTGGGCGGCGGCGTGTTCGTGGCGGATAAAGCAGATAAATCTACCGCTGATAACGGTTGTACCGTTATTGTTTCTACCGACGGCACGCGCTGGAAGCGTGTGTTTTCAGGGATGCTTAACCTGCATGATTTTGGCTATGTAGCCAGCAAAAACAATGCACTAGCAACTTTAAATGCCGCTGAAGCCGCCGCGCTTGGCATTGTTGTCGACTGCTTGGGTTTGTCAATTGATACGGGTAATACCTACCCGCAAAAAAACAAATACACAAACGGCAAGTTTGTGATTAACGGCAAAACTGTCGATGTTCAATACCAGCCTATCAGAAGCGGTATCGGTCGATTCATTTCTGGCTCAGGGGCCGCCGCGAACATTAAATCGAATGAGTGGACTGGTGCTGGAATTGTAGCGATTGGCGAAGGTGCAATGAATCAAACTGAAAAGTGTGTTTCAGCTATCGCAATTGGTGATCGTTCACAAGGTTTTTCCCGTATTAGTCGCGACAATATTTCTATTGGCCCAGACAGTCTTATTAATGTACAGGCCGAAACGGAATGGTACGACCAGTCTAAGATGTCCGGCACGCGCAACGTCGGTATTGGCGGTAATGCTGGGCGCGGCATCACTAGCGGCTTTTCAAATGTAGCAATCGGCAGAAATTCAGGTCAGGGGCTGGGAACTGGCTATTCGAATGTGGTATTAGGTTCGGCAGCGTTGGCCGGTGTTGCCCCAATAGGACTGACTGGCGATATTGAAGTTTTTTGGCCATCCCCAACGTCTCGCACCGTAGCTATCGGCGAATCTGTTTTACAGATGTACCAAGGACGAGATGCGCAAACTGCAATTGGTGGAGGTGCTGCAAGAAATACAAAAAAAGCTGAAAAAGTGACCGCGATTGGTGCTTCGGCGTTAGAGAACTTAGAACGAACCAGCGCTCCGAATGGAGGCGATGTGCTATGGACTGGCACTGAGAGCGGAAATTATACCCAAAGCGGCAGTAATATTACTTTGACATTTGGCAATATTCGCGGCGCAAAAGTCGGTTATTGGGTGGGAATCCGCCTCACTTCAGGCGAAGCCAAGACAGTTCAGGGTGATGTAGTGCCTGCTGAAGTGGTTGAAGTAACAGAAAGTAGTATTAAAGTCCGTAGTCCTAAAGAACTTAACGCATCAGGAGTGGCGGAGCTTAAATATGTCTATTCGTCATCATCTTCGGCAGCGAAGAATGAAGAGTTAACAGTGATTGGTACGAATGCACTGAAAGATGCAGTCAGCGGTGCATATTCTACTGTTATTGGTGCAGATGCCATGTTGACAAGCAGTAACCCCCAAAAAGTTGTGGCGGTTGGGGCATCATCATTCAGAAATGGAACGCATTATTCAAGTGTCGCTGTGGGATATTGGTGCGCGCCTACTATTAGTAGTGAGCAGTGCGTTTTTATTGGCGATTCAGCAGGATATCGAAATGTTCAGGGAAATGTTTTAAGCGGGAAAATAACTAATGCCATTGCGATTGGTTACGGTGCGCGAATCAATGGAAGTAACGAGATTCAGCTTGGCGGGTCGGGACAAACATTGTACGCCCCGACAGCGGTAAATATTCGTTCGGATGCCCGCGACAAAACGGATATCGCACCACTGGATATCGGTTTGGATTTTGTTAAAAAGCTGCGACCGGTAACTGGAGTATATGACCGCCGAGACGCCTATACCGACGAACTTTTTACCGATTTGCCGCCGGAAGAGCGCGCAGAAAAACTGCGGGAGTGGTGGCGGGCCCCAACCAAAGACGGACGCTACAAAGAAGACCGCATCCAGCATTGGTTTATTGCTCAAGATGTTGCTGCATTAGAAGCTGAGTACGGCAAACTGCCGATGGTGAATTGCAGGATGGACACTTACACAATTGAGTACGAGACATTTGTGCCCGTTTTAACAAAAGCGATTCAAGAAATGTCTGCTCAAATTGATGACCTTAAGAAGCAGATTGAGGAGTTAAAAAAATGACAAGATGCGTGATTGACCAAGACGGATTGTTCGTAGAGGAGCAATATTTTGATGACGGGCGCGCCAGCATCGAAGCTGAAATGCCTGATCTCGCACAATATCAGGCTGCCCAGTGGGATGGGCAAGGTTGGCAGATAATTCCCGACTATCGCGGATGCGTAGTTTTTGTCGGTGAGCAAGAGCAGGTGTGGGATAAGTTAGGTGATTTGCCCGATGGCATCAGCCTGACCCCGCCTGAATCGGCAAATATTGACGGCGTAAAATCCGGAAAACTTGTCGCATTAAATGCTGCCGCTCAGGCTTTTATTAACAAGCACGCCGGTATCGACAGCGTACCTGAATTTGAGTTTGCAAGCTGGGCAATTCAAGCCGCTGAAGCGAAGGCTTGGCAGGAAGATAAAGCCGCGCCAACGCCAGTGCTTGACGGCATCGCCACAGCCCGCGGTATTCCTGCTGATACGCTTAAGGCTGCTGCGCTACGTAAAACGCTGGCCTATGAGCAACTTGCCGCCCATGTGGCAGGCCAGCGCCAAGCGCTGCAAAGCAAGATCGAAGCAGCGAAAACGCAGGCCGCGCTTGATAAGATTGTAGTCGTATTCACACTGCCGGAGGCCGTCTGAATGGTTCAAGTCTATTTGGCACTCTATAAAGGCAAAGCCGCAATCAACACCCCGCGCGATGTGGTTAAACGCATTGCCGACAGCGTTGTACGATTGGCAACATGCAGCCCGTACAGCCATTGTGAAATCGCTGTTAAGCACCCACGCGACGGCCTGTTTGATTGTTATTCGTCTAGCGCGAGAGACGGCGGGGTGCGCATTAAAACCATGCCGCTGCCTGCTGATAAATGGGACTTAATCCCGCTGCCGCAATCTGTTGCCATATCGGCCAGCCGCTTGTTCCACCGTACACACGGGGCAGGTTACGACTGGCTAGGTGCGATTGGCGTGGTACTCAAATCACCACACAGCAAAAGCCGCTGGTTTTGCAGCGAATGGTGCGCATATGTAATAGGCTACACTAACCCGTGCCGATACAGCCCGCAAACCCTGTATGCCGCGGTATCAACTAAAGATAGACCGTCTGAGAAAATGGAGGAAACAAAGTAATTTAGAAAGTTTTAAATAAAGTGGAGCGGCGACGTGTCTGTGTTGCGAGCACCGGCACGCCAGCCAAGCAGAGCAAGCCTGCATTGACTTCTAAGGCCGCCTTAGTCTCTAGAGACCGAGGCATTCTATCTGATACAGGAGTGGATGCAAATGCAAATCTATCGTGAATTACGCTGTAAGTTTTGTGGGAAATTGCTGGCAAAAGGCAGCGGTTGTGTACAAATAAAGTGCGCTCGTTGTAAAAACATCAATTCTTTCAGCTAATTAATAAATCAAAAGAATGCCTTTGAGCATCATATTAAATCTGATTTAGAGCATCGCGAATGCCATAATTTAGGAGTATATATGATGCAAAAAATGCAACAGACATTACCTATTATCCCCTGGATGGGTGGCAAACGTCGTTTAGCAAAACATCTTTTGCCCATGTTCCCCGAGCATTCTTGCTATGTCGAGTTGTTTTCTGGTGGCGCAGCATTGTTCTTTATGCGCCCAACGCCTGCTAAAGTAGAGGTACTCAACGACATCAACGGACAGCTCATCAATCTCTATCGTGTGGTACAACACCATTTCGACGAGTTCGTCCGTCAGTTCGAGTGGACGCTGACCAGCCGCGA